ATCAACTCGCCATCCACATACCGACCATAGGCCGGCACCACCTTTTTTACATCATCCGCGGTATAGATGAACACGCGCCGAATGCCGTCCTGTTCCTGCATTTGGCGGGCAGCCCGCAACTCCCTTGCCAGCAAGGTCTGGCTTGTCCATGCCGTGCCCATGAATACGCGTGTCGCATTAGTGGATGCCACCATTGGCGCGAAGTTCTTGTCATAGATAGCCGGCTCGATATCCTGAGCCTCGTTCACGATAAGCAAAAGAGATGCGACCGCTCCCACCACATTAGCCTGATTATCGCCTGACAAAAAACTGACCTGGCACTTTCCAAAAAAGCGCATGAAGTCCGAGCGTTTCTTCCAATTCGATCTCGTGACCAGATTATGAGTGAGCCGGCGTTCTAGTCGCGTGATGGCATTGATCGTCTGCGGCTTATATGTTGGGTTCACTTCGACAATGCCGGTCTCGATATTCTCAAAGCGCGCCATGAGATACGCCTTTAGATTTGCCGCCAATTCATCCTTGCCGGATTGACGGCTCATTATCACCACGAAAGAATTGCCCTGGCGCAATCGGATACTGTCAAGGATCGCTTGAGCCGGTTCCAACTGGTACGGGCGCATGGTTATACCTGTGCTGACCACGGTGAACGTTGGGAACTTGCGAACGGCATGTTTGGCAGTCTGTAATAATGTGCTCATTCTGTAATCAATCTCTCCAATAATGTGATCGCACTTGTAAAGACTTTATATCGTTCACAGGCTTTTATAGCGAACTCGAACTGATACCTGTGTGCGCTGGCGCTGACCGCTTGTTTTCGGCGGGCGGCTATCAACACATCGAACATGAGCATGAGCAGCATGATCTCCTGACCGCTGAACTTCTTTTTTATACGGCGCTTGATCGCCCGCTTGAACTGCTCGATCTCTGCACTATTCATTAGTTCTTATGTACGTTATTCCAGCAGCGAGTGCCTTTGTGCGTTTGAAAAATGACACATCAAGGATGGGCATGAATGCCGGGCCGCGTGGTGTATCATGCGGCGGGCTGATAACTCCATGCTTCAACTTCGTCACACAGTAAATTTGATGCCAGAAATAAGGTGAATTATCGGGTGTGATGGAATAATCTATTTTGCTGATCCCACGTACTACTTGAAAACCTTTTATTGCATTTGGGTTTACAGCAATTTCATTTCCTCCGATGGCGATCACTGGCATTCGAGCCTTGTTCTTCTTCGAACCAAGGTTCTTCTTATCCTTTATTCCCCAAATGATCGTGCCGCTATCGCCGATCATCCACTGGAAAGCTTCCTTTGAATTGTTATAAGCAATCCATTCGAGAAAATCCACATTAAGAAAAACGCTGCCGCCGTTACCATCCTTGCATTGTGGCGGCAAGTGAACGGTTTCCCACTGTATCTTAAGTCGTGACCATGAATTACCGAACTTCTTCACATGCGGAATGTTGTAAATCATTTGATCGCCTCTATCGCTTTAATGGCCTCGTCAAGAACGGCGATACGGACGTCACCTGAAGTATCGCCATTATCAGCGGGAGCACCTGGTGGCGCTGGCGCTATCTCTTGCGTCACCGAATAATCAGGGTTCTCCTGATACTGCCACCAATACCAATTGGACCATTGCCCGATCTTATCCGGCTTGCTCACTTTATATTGAGCGACCCAAAGATTTGAAAGTTTTGCAAATTGCTCTTGAACCGGTACCGGGCATTTACCAAATATCAAGTTCCACTTCGAAATGCTTACATAAATACCTGGCACTTCGTGGACATAATCGATCATGCCGTGCCACACACTTTCGATGGGCTTGTAATATCCGAACGGAAATAACTTATATAACTTTTCAGGCATTGGATAGAACGGCAATTCACACGCCAGCCATAAGCCCAGTGAACCGAACCCATGCCGGTCATAAAAGGATTTCAATGCCGCCTTATGTTTCTCCGGCGAATAGCGCGCATCCATCTGCCAACTGATCCCCCACGGTAGGCGAGCTTGCTCACTATTGGCAATGAATTGGCACTTGCTCTTGTCATAACCTTGATATTCGCCCTGTCCGCCTTTGAACACCGCGCCGGTTGTGCCGGTCGCCTTTTCCTGTTCGGCATTGAACGTCTCGCCCCAGTAAACATTACGTATTTGAGATTGCATTTTTAAGCCTCCAAAAATGGAAAGATGAACATTGGGCCATCTATTGCTTCATCGCAATTCCTGACATCGTTCTGACACGATTTCAGGGGCATATAACGAAGGGCGCAAGGGCGATTATTTACCCTTGCGCCCTATCGTTGCTATGAAGGCGGGGTGCGACTACTGAATATCTTCACCCGCCGATGGCTTCTTACTTGGCTGGCTTGCGAGCGTCCTCGAGCCCTGTGCCTACGATGTAAGCTATCAAGAGCTCGATCACTTTGGTCAGATCTGCATCGCTGACCGGAAAGTTCGGAACGAAAGAACGAAGAGTTATCAATGCAGTTCCGATGATCCCTGCCCAGAATTTGCGGCTTCGTAAAAGTGCCTGAAACTTATTCACTTGGCTGCTCCCTTTTTATTACGAGCACGGTGCATAGCATTAATAACTTCACTTTCATGCTGTTTACCAAAATACTCGTCCTCGAGCGTATCCACTACCGCCGATTTCGGCGCGGCGGGATCTGGCTCGGTCAATGTTCTGGTGATGTCATCATTGGTGAATTTCAACTTACGCCCATCCGCGACGACGATCACCAACACGCCCTCCGTCTTAAGACGGTCGGACTCTGCAAGAGGGATGGCATTTAATTTCTTGCAGAGCGAACTGACGATGTTTGAAGGCTTGTAATCGGTCATGCTCTACATCCTTGCGGTGAAATTGGAGACAGCGCCAAGTAAATCGATTGTCGTTCCGGCTGCGCAAACAGCAACGATCTTCAAGAAATAATACTCATCGTTATCGATATATGCCGGGGTGGTCAGCGTGAAAACATCTCGATGCTGATCAACGGTGGCTGCGGTGGTCGCGGGTGTGAGGGTCTGGGTGCCTGCCGGCGCGCTCACTACTGCGACGGCGGTATCTATCCCGCGCACAACCTTGACAATGCTCATTGTCCAAGTGGTGGCGGCAGCAGCTTGGAGTTCGTAATCGACTTCCACGCTCTTGAGAAGGGAGCCTTTGCCAGCTACGCTATTGGAAGGAATTAGGATCGGAATATTGATCGTGGTAGTCTCTGCTGCGGCGGCTTTATGCCTGCATATCGTGCCCGCAACCTGCCCGGCTATATCCGTCCATGTACCTGTGACGCAATGAAAATCATTTGGCGGGATGTACTGGCTCATGGCGGTGTCGTGCACGTATCCGCCAAGCTGACCATTACGCGCCCATGCCACTTTGAAATACTCCGCATTCATGGCGAGGAAAAGAATGAACGGCACGATCAGATTACTTCGGACTTTCGAAATTACTTTATTCATTGGTATGGTCTCCTTTGAAATGTTGCTGGTGACCGCTGCACCGATCATCAGCCCGAAAGATGTGCAGTCTCAAAGCAAAATAAAATAATTATCCAGCTACATTGCTCTTGGATAACGCGCGCCAATTGGCAATTCCGACCGTTATAAACTGCCTGACCTTGATCCGGCTCTCATCATTGGCGAACATGGCGGGATCGCTCTCGCTGCCCGCAACATACACCTGCGGCATGAGACCGAATATCTCTCCCAGCATGATGCCTGGCAGGATGTTCGGGTCTGCAACTTGCGCCCAATCCGTTGCATCCGTCCAGTCCGGCACACAGATCGGCTTCACTAATCCTGCGACCAGATTTTCACCGGAGGCATTCCATGTCTTGATGAACAGGTCGTCGGCTGCGCCCTTAAGATCCATAGGCACGAGGCAGAACTTGGGCTTTACAGCCTGCGCCTTGCCGGTGCCATAATAGCCAGCCGCGTTCTTGATGTGCATAGGCTGCTTGAACATGGCTTTCTCTGCTGCGCGCCAAGCGACAAGATCGGTACCGAGTGCGGTCGTTAAGAGATTGGCGTGCCCGCCCTTGGCGGTTACGGCGGTTGCATTGAACAGCGCGCCAGTGTCCGACAACGTCGGGCCTGCGCCGGTGGCCTGCGTGAAGATATAAGAGACGCGCTCGCTGATATTGCGCATCCCGCCCATTGCTACCTCGTCTGGCAATTGCTTGAAGGCGCGCACATCATCACGAAGAACGGCCTCGAGCGTCAGCCCGATATATCCGCCGTACTTCGTCCAATCGGATGTCTCTCCGTTATCGCCGATTGGCAGTTCTGTATATTCGCCCTGCTCTGCGACCGAGGGCAGCGTCCCGATGGTGCCGAGGATCAGCCAGTCGATCTGTTGCAGGCTGGAGAAATGCTCGACCGAAACAATATCTTTCCACCAGTCATAGCCGGCTGCGCCATACTTCGCCCAGGCTGCCGCCAGCCGCTTATTGATGGAGTTTTTTACGACCACTGGGAAGACCGTCGAATCACCCAGCGCGAACTCCGGGAAATAACCGCCGACGAAATCACGGTCGCCGGTCGCCAGAAGGTACGCTTCGCGGATACCTGAAAGGCGGGCGACCTTCAAGTTCACCTTGTCGGCGTCACGCGGCGCGCCCAATAGATCATCCATCGCGGTTTGGAACTGATCGCCGGAATTGAACATACCGGTCACGCCGCGGGCTGGGCCGCGCACGATGGCACCTGCAAGCAGGGAGGAAACTTCTTCCTTCGCTTCGGTGATGGCACTATTCAATTCGCTGGCTTTGAACGCGCGCCCGGCAAACTGCTTGCGAATGCGAGCCTGGGTTAGTTCAGGCAAGCGGCTGGACGCAAGTCCAGCGGTTAGTAAATGCTCACACTGGGCAACAAGTATTTCGTTGCTGGTGTTGAGCGCCGTCTCTAATTGCTCTACATGATTGCTCACGCCGAGCAATGTTTCGGCGGCTTCCTGTTCGGATAGAACAGGGATGGGTTCACCTTCCTCGATCTCTTCGGGATCGAGAATGGCTGCGCCCGCTTTCGTAACTTTCTTCATACTGCCTCCTTTGAGATTTGCATAAGCGGGCGATTTCCCGCTGACTGCCTTATGGGATTGGAGTTCGGAGAGGATCGTTGTTCCATCCACGGCGGGCGTGTTTACCGCCGATGTCTCTTTGCCCCTCGGATTGATCGAGATAAGTTCGCACATCTTTTCGCCATTCGTTGTCTCGTAAGTGTGACCTGGCGCATGTGGGCATTGAAACCAGCTTGTATTACAGATGGAGCACATCACATCGTCGTAATACCAGGCGATGGAGAACCGATCTATGCGCCCCTCGATGAAATCTGTCATACCCCGGCGGGTGGTGAGCCGGATGGTCTGTTCGAACGCATCGCCATTCATGGCGCTACCTACGATCGTCCCATCCCGCGCCCCGATATCGAATGTATCGTGATTGCGTAAGAATGGTTGCCCTACATAGCTGGCGGAGAAGCCGGCTAGGTCTTCGGGCTTGAAACACAAGTGATTGCGGTTGGGCTTTGTATTGAATACCTGCGCCTGAAAATCAATATGTTCTAGCGCGCCGCTCTCGATGGCTG